CTTTACACTAACCAACACGCGACTTCCGAGACGAGGATTTCGTAGAAACAACAGAAAAGTGATCATCAAAATCACTGTTGTGTTTCTCATCTTCTTTCTCCTTCACTCGGGACAAACCAACATTACTCAACTGTTGGGTTGAAAATTCACACATTTCTATATCCATAGTCATGTACACATCTGAGTAAACAGTACCGACAGGGTCAGTACCATTTGGCTGACCAGCGATCATAAAGATCCCTGGTACAGCTTGTCGAAACTCAGCAGAGTGGGTACCATCATAAACGATAGGCAATGGAAAACCAAAGCCTTGGTTATAATCCATATAATACTCTTTCTTAGTATCAATGTCATCTGCAATGACACCACAGTCACGATATGCAACTTCCGTACAAGCATTGACAAGTGACTTGAGGGACAGTTCATCAGGGTGAGCCTGCGTGCCAATCAGCAGATTACGAGACTCTGGCCACATAACATCTTTCGAAAAAGCAAGGGTCCAAGCTGCCACATTAATAGTACTAACTCGTGGGCAGACTTCCAAAGAAGCCTTGTTTAAATAAAATTTAGAAAATAAGCGGGCCAACTGGAAAATATAACCAGGAAAATAATAATCGTCAGATGGATTAAGCGGTAAAATCTGCGTCCCAGTCCCAGGGGCAGCACCCAAAGTGTGCCATGCAAGGAACGGACCTGCACCACCAACTGTAAACACACCAATCTGCGCGATACCAAACTTGACACGGATTCGCATACATCCAGGTTTACGACCGGCGGAGAATAATAACTCAACACCGGATCTCTTGTTTTGACTCATATTAACCGGAGCATCCATAGGTAGACGGCCTACACCGCGTTTCCCAGGGCCGGTAGGGGGAGGTCGACGTCGTCGTCGTCTCGGGGGTGGAGGCGGAGCTCCACGTAGTTTTGCATTACGTCGGCCACGGGCCAACCGCAATTGTCGCTTTCTATTATTTTCAGCGGCCTCTGCGACAGTCAGGCCGGACTTCGTAATCTTATTATTCTTAGACATCGAAGGCGTATTTATTTCGGCGGAACTCACCTTACTAACACGACCATTCCTGGTCTTGGGGTAACGCCCCGGGTGCTCATAAGGATTCAAAGTTGTCTCGACCGTAGCACCGAGAGCATTAAAAGCAGTCTCAGCCACATCAGCAGCAGGGCCCCAAAGCCCCTCGTTTTTATATTGATCATTAAACGTCTTTCGCTGATAATAGTCGAAATTATTCTGCCATTTCCGCCCAACGCCTTGAAATCTTTTGTCTTCTACAGGCAAAGCTTGACTAAACATTATATCGCCCTATATAATTATCAAAATAATGAAGCTGATCATACGTACAGTATTCCTTAAGCACATACAAATCTATAGGGCCAAATTCATACGAAGTAAAATAATTCTCAATCAATAATTGATGAGAGACCGTGATATTAAAAACTTCCTCAACGACCTCACGAGACGAGAATTGAACTTGTCGATATTGAGGGGTATGTTTAATAGCATCTAAATACATCTTACGATGATAAGCATCGACAGTCTCATCAAAGTAAGCCTCAAAATTCTGAGTTAGCTGCAACATACGCCATGCAAAACACTGAACAATCGGACAACCCGAGTACTGATAAATCAAACTTAACGCTCTTGACCTAACTAACCCCATCTTAATTTTAGGGGTAGAACGCATATACTTCATGTTAACCCAGGAAAAGTTAAGAATAATCTTGAGAGGATCACACACTACAACTAAATGCACCAAATCAAAAATTTGACCACAAAAGGAGGCTAAATTCGGGCTAGTTAAAAACAAAAACTTAATCTTGAAACCTAGTTTCAAAACCAAATCAGGTTGAAACATAGGTCCAATATAAGTTAAGATACAATCATCACCCTCAACAAATAATCGAACATCGGTTGCACCGATCTCTTTCATCACAAAAAGGGTGAGCATCAAATTAGAAAACCCGTTGCCTAAACTAGTGTTCATCTCTCCAGACATTCTCCTAGCATCTATACTGAAATTAACATTCCTAAAAAAGCATTTATTCTGCCCAACAATTGTTTCTAAATAACGAACAAAATCTTTATATTCTGGCAATAAAGAAACACAACGCTCATAAAGAACCATTTCACATACTTCAATAAAATCCCGTACAAAAGAACTTTCAAAACTAGTATAATCGGTAACAACATAACGACGCAATCTATGCGTGGCGGTGGCTTCATCATTATAACCAACGGATGTACCGATCACATCCAAGATGGTTTTGGCCCTCAACGGGACCGGAACCTTCTTTATAAAATATGATGAACCATAACTGGTTTTGAGAGAAAAAACATGATTTTCAATCAATTTAAATACGGGACCAACCAAAATCTTAAACTCATCAGACCGGGCCAAAATAGCCCGGGGAAATTTATACTTAACATAAGACTCATTCTTTATGAAGCATTTGACGACAGTGGTTTTAAAATCGAAACTACGTAACCCATCGTCATACAATTTACGTAGTTTCGCAAGTTGGATTTTCTTTTTACGCGAATATAACGTACCCTCGAGCCAACTCTCGAAAGACGTGTCTTCATTTATAGAAATTGGCTCAACGTGGTCCGCGACCCACGATGAGACAAACTTTGTAAACCTACATAAGACATCACCATCAATATTAACATTCCCCTCATTACTCCCAACCCTCGCACAAAAGGCATAAAATTGATTTTCTCTAGACCACATATCAGGCTGCGGGTAAGCAGCTCCCCTAAATTCACACCCCAAAGAGAAGCGGACTGGGGATTTCTTAGTATCATATACCCTATCAGAATCGAACCACATGCCTTTATAAACCGGCTTTTCCAACTGGGTTTCACTGACGTGATAACCATATTTAACCCAGTAGGCAACGCCCCGTTTAAAGGCAAAAACGGCATAGACAATTCCTGCGTCTTCAATTTATCAGCTCGAAACTTATGATAAGCCACGATACGAGAACACTGCTCAATCATTGTATCGTACGTTTTAGGTATATTAACACAAGCACTCAATCTATGTGTCGACATTATATTCAAATAGCCTTCCCAATCAGTCGTCGTAACATTAGACACCGGGGATTGGAGAATATTAGCAATTATAGCATAAGAAGCAACCATATCATGTTTCATCTCACTATAAACCCAATCAAATAACCCAAAGGGACGAATTTTCAATTTAGTCGTCAACCTGACCTTAAATAAGATAGGGTTTTTCTCCTCTATCTTAGTGGCCTTCTTATTTGGGGCTCGGAGATCACCATCACAAGTAGAATCAATCATTTCCAAAAATTCTGCACTAACCACTATATAATTATCAAAAACCTTATAAAGTTTAGGCACAAAATTATCTGGCAACTTATCTATATAATTAAAATTCATTGATTCTAATTTTCCCAAAGGAATCAATGGTGTCTGCCCAGGAAGATTTTCGCTTCCTGGGCCTCCAACATTTTTTGATTCAGTCTCAATAGACAAGCGATTAACACGCTGCATTGAGGTTTCTGGGGGTGCACTCGCAACCCGACTAAAATCAATTGGTTCTTCCTTAACTTCAAAAGCAAAAGGATTGTTAATAGAATAATACAACTCTTTCCATCTCGCTGACTCTTTTCGTTCAATATCTAACTCTTTAGTTAAAGACGAGATGGCTTTCTTAGTTTCAGAATAACGCAGTTCTAAATCATCAA